TTGAGGGAGTATACGATGCCTTAAGGCATAATAGAAAGCTATTGATAAGCCCCACTGGGAGCGGCAAATCTCTAATGATTTATTCATTAGTGAGATATTACGTAGACAGGAAACAAAAAATTCTTCTTGTCGTTCCAACGACATCTCTTGTAGAGCAGATGTACAAGGATTTTGAGGATTATGGTTGGGACGCTGAGACATTTTGTCATAAGATTTACAGTGGCAGAGAGAAGGACACAAACTGTCCTGTAACGATTACCACCTGGCAATCTATCTATAAGTTAGAGAGATCCTGGTTTGAGGAATATAATGTTGTGATTGGTGATGAGGCTCATCTCTTTAAGAGTAAGTCTCTTATTTCAATCATGACTAAATTACATCATGCTAAGTATAGATTTGGGTTCACTGGTACTTTAGACGGCACACAGACGCATAAGTGGGTGCTTGAGGGAGTGTTTGGCCCATCATACAAAGTAACAAGAACTGATGAATTGATGAAACAAGGACACTTATCTGAATTAGATATTCAGTGTCTTGTTCTCAAACATGAACCACAAAAGTTTGAAACATATAATGATGAAATTGAGTATCTAATATCTCATGAACAAAGAAATAAATTCATTACCAATCTAACACTTGATCTTAAAGGGAACACACTTGTTCTTTTTGCAAGAGTCGAAGCACATGGAGAGATACTCTACAATCAGATAAATAATAACAAGCGTGACAACCGTAAGGTATTTTTTGTACATGGTGGTGTAGACGCTGAAGAAAGGGAGGTAGTTAGAGAGATCACAGAAAGAGAAAACAACGCTATTATTGTAGCCTCTTATGGAACTTTTTCTACTGGTATCAACATTAAAAACCTCCATAATGTTATCTTTGCCTCTCCAAGTAAGTCCAGAGTCAGAAATCTTCAAAGTATTGGACGAGTTCTTAGAAAAGGAAAAAACAAAGTAAAAGCAACTCTGTATGATATTGCAGATGATTGTTCTACAAAAACAAGAAGAAACTATACGTTAAATCATCTCATTGAAAGAATTAAGATCTATAATGAAGAGAATTTTAACTATGATATCATAACCATACACTTAAAAAAAACATGATAGAAGACGATTTCTATGCAACAATAAAACTAAAATCAGGTGAAGAAATCTTTGCTAAAGTAGCTGCTGAAGAAGAATCTGATAGAACTATTTTAGTAGTTTCTAATCCAGTCACTATAAGTGAAGTAAAAGCAAGAATAGGAACAGTTGGTTACAAAGTAGAACCTTGGTTAAAAACATCTTCTGATGATATGTTTTTTATTAATTTAAATGATGTATTAACAATGTCCGAATCAAACGATATTGATATGATTCTCATACATCAAGAATATGTTAGAAAAACAGATGATAATCCTATTTCCGGATCTAGTAATCATAAACTAGATAAAAAGATGGGATATCTTTCTAATGTAAATGATGCAAGAGAGGTTCTAGAAAAACTCTATAATACTCCTTCTAGTAAAGATATTACTAATAATTAAAGCTATAGCTGTCTCTTCAAACCCAACAAAGGTAGTCTACACATGTTTTAAAGACTTGTCAAGTATGTGTCTCAGTGGTATACTTTATACATAATGATGAGATATAGTTATGATACAACCAGGCATGACTAAGAGAAAAAGATCAGAACATTATGTAAATAACAAAGAGTTCTTAGCTGCTTTGATTGCATATCGTGAAGATAGAGAAATTGCAGAAGCAAAAGGACTTCCAAGGCCCGTTATTCCCAGGTATATTGGAGAATGCTTTCTTAAGATTGCAACTCATTTATCATTTAAACCAAACTTCGTAAACTACATGTTCAAGGATGATATGGTTTCTGATGGTATTGAAAATTGTGTGCAGTACATTCATAATTTCAATCCAGAGAAGTCTCAGAATCCTTTTGCATATTTCACACAAATTATTCACTACGCTTTTTTGAGACGGATTCAAAGAGAGAAGCGTCAGTTAGAAATCAAGAACAAGATTCTGGAGAAGTCTGGGTATAGTGAGGTGTTTGACGATAACAACACTCTTGACGGATCGAACTACAGTGACTATAATTCTATCAAGGACGCAGTCCATTCCAAACTTCGATATTGATGAAAGTAGCAATTATCACGGATCAGCACTTTGGTGCCCGTAAAAATTCTAAACTCTTTCATAACTACTTTCTTAAATTTTATAATGATATATTTTTTCCGTATCTAGAGAAACACGGTATTACTACTGTAGTAGATATGGGCGATACATTTGATAATCGTACTGGTATCAATTTTGGTTCTCTTGCATGGGCAAAAGATAATTATTATGACAGACTTGAACAGATGGGTATTACTGTTCATACAATTGTAGGAAACCATACTGCTTTTTATAAAAACACTAATGAAGTTAATGCTGTAGATTTACTTCTTCGTGAGTATGGCAATGTTCATGTTTACTCTTCTCCTGAAGAAGTAAAGTTAGATAATTTAAACGTACTTTTTATTCCTTGGATCAATGAAGACAACTCTCAGAGCACTTTCACTGCTATTGAAAATACAACTAGCAAGTGTGCGATGGGGCACCTTGAACTACGCGGATTTAGAGCTCATCGCGGCTGCGTCATGGAGCATGGTTTTGAGAGCGACTTATTTAAGAAGTTCACCAAAGTCTTCTCGGGACACTACCACACTCGATCAGATGATCAGAAGATCTTCTATCTAGGAAATCCTTATGAGATGTTCTGGAATGATGTGAATGATACGCGAGGATTTACAATCTTTGACACAGAAACTCTAGAGCATACTCATGTTAACAACCCATATCGGATGTTCTACAATATCTTCTATGAAGATACTGATCATCAAACATTTGACGTAAGAGAGTATGAGAATAAAATAGTAAAAGTTATTGTTCGTAAGAAATCAAACAGTAAAAAGTTTGAAAAGTTTATTGATAAACTTTATTCTGTAGGAGTTGCGGATCTAAAAACTGTAGAAAACTTTGAAGTTGGAGATCCTGAAGAGTTTGAAGCATTTGAGTCTGAAGACACACTTTCTATTTTGAATAGATATATCCAAGAAGCAGAAATCAGTCTTGATAAATCTGTTCTGCAAGACATTATGCGAACAACATATCAGGAGGCGTGTGAGTTAATTTAATGTATATTCTAACTATAGATGGTAAAGAAGATAAAGGAGCATATTCCGTAGAAAACGAATCAGGAGATAAGATACTTTATCTGTTTGAGGAAGAGGATGATGCTACTCGTTTTGCCATACAGTTAGAAGAAGAACATGGATACCCGGAGATGCATATAATTGAAATAGAAGATGAAATAATGCTTAAGACATGCCACATTCATGAGTGTGAGTATGCTATAATTTCTAAGAACGACATCGTGGTGCCGCCAGAAACCGAAACATATGATTTTATTTGAGAAGATTCGTTGGAAGAATTTTCTTTCTACGGGTAATCATTATACTGAAGTTAAATTAAACGAGAATGGTAATACGATGATTGTTGGTACTAATGGTGCTGGTAAGTCTACTATTCTTGATGCTCTCACATTTTCACTTTTTGGCAAGGCATTTCGTAAAATTAACAAACCACAACTACTCAATACGACTAATGAGAAAGATTGTTGTGTTGAAGTAGAGTTTTCTATTGGGAATATTTCTTGGAAAGTGATTAGAGGTATCAAACCCAACATTTTCAAGATCTATCGCAATAGTGAAGAACTGAATCAAGACGCTGCAGCACTGGATCAGCAAAAATGGCTGGAGCAAAATGTCTTAAAGATGAACTATAAGTCATTTACTCAGATTGTTATTCTTGGAAGTAGTACTTTTGTGCCCTTCATGCAACTTTCTGCAGCAAATCGACGTGAAGTTATTGAGGATTTGCTTGACATTAAGATCTTTTCGTCCATGAATACTGTAATTAAGGGTAAAATTAGTGCCTTGAAGGATGAAGTTAAGACACTATCACTCAAAAAAGAGTCACTGAGTGATAAAGTTGACATGCAAACTCGCTTTATTGACAAATTAGAGACTCAGGGCAAGGAAAATATTGCGGAGAAAAAAGAAAAAGTCTCCGAACTTAATAGACTTATCGATCTTTATAATAAAGAAGTATCTTTGTCAAACGAAAAGGTACAAGATCGTCTTACTGATCAAGAAAAAGTTACTGGAGCTACAGAAAAACTGCGTAAACTGAGTGGACTCAAGGGTAAAATCAGTCAAAAAGCATCAACTCTTAGAAAGGAGCACAAGTTTTTCACTGAGAATACGGTTTGTCCCACTTGTACGCAGTCAATTGAAGAGGATTTCAGAATAAATAAGATTAATGACGCTCAAAATGTAGCGAACGAGTTGCAATCTGGTTTAAAAGAACTGGATGAGGCAATTAATGAAGAACAGGAGCGAGAGCGTCAATTTCTTGCCCTATCGAAGGAGATCTCTAAACTACAGAATGACATTTCTAAGGACAATGTTCGGATTTCTGAGTGTCAACGACAAATCGGAAATCTGGAATCGGAAGTTCAAGAGCTTACCGAGCAACTTGCAAACCGAAATACTGAACATGAGAAGTTAGAAACCTTCAAAGACAACTTAACAACTACATTTGGCGAATTAGCGTCAAGAAAGGACACCATTAACTATTACGATTTTTCGTATAGTCTACTTAAAGACGGTGGAGTCAAGACAAAAATCATCAAGAAGTATTTGCCGCTGATTAATCAGCAAGTTAACCGTTATCTACAGATGATGGACTTCTACATTAACTTTACTCTTGATGAAGAGTTCAACGAAACCGTCCAGTCCCCGATACATGAGGACTTTTCTTATTCTTCTTTCAGCGAGGGAGAGAAGATGCGAATAGATTTAGCACTTTTGTTCACCTGGAGAGAGGTGGCAAGGATGAAGAACTCTGTAAATACTAATCTATTGATTATGGATGAAGTATTTGATAGTTCTCTTGATGGATTTGGCACAGATGAGTTCTTGAAAATCATTCGATTTGTAATTAAAGATGCAAATGTCTTTGTCATCTCACATAAAGAGTCTTTGTTTGACAAATTTGAAAATCTGATAAAGTTTGAGAAACATAAAGGTTTTTCAAGAATTGTATAATGTGACACAAACTTCATTAAGTTAGGAAACGCTGACTAAATAATACAGAATTGGGAAAAAGGTTATGAAGTGAAAGTAAATTCTTCATTATCTGATGTTTATAATTTAAAAATCATGCACAATTTAATTTCACATAATCAGTTAGCGGGTTGGAAACAAAGTATTGATCGATTGACTCATACCCTAGATCGAACACTTGAGGAATCTGATCACATAAATGATTACTATGATTGTCTAATTGAATGTGATGATGATCAGGCGACTTGTAAACGAATCTGTAGGAGTATTCTTTCATAACCAACCATAGACACTTTAGAAACTGTCACTGAGGGCCCTCACCGAAAGGTGGGGGTTTAGTATTATAGGGACATCAAAAGGAGTTCAATGCCAGTCCTTCAAGAAATTAAGTCACAACTAGCCAAACTTCTTGCTACTGAAGATCTGGTAGTTGAGCACCGTAAAGTATCTACCGCTCAGTTTGATGTGCATAAACGTGTGCTGACACTCCCAATGTGGGAGAGTGCAAGCAATACTGTCTATGATCTTCTTGTTGGACATGAAGTTGGACATGCCCTCTTCACTCCTGATGAGGATCCACCAAAGGGTATTCCTCACTCCTTTATCAATATTGTTGAGGATGCTCGTATTGAGAAGTTGATGAAGCGTAAGTATCCTGGAATGCATAAGACATTCTTTAAAGGATATAATCAGATGAGTGATGATGATTTCTTCAGTATTGCTGATGAAGATATCTCCGAAATGAATCTTGCCGATCGCGCAAATCTATACTTTAAGATTGGTAATTTTGTAGATATTGAATTCTCTGAAGAAGAGATGTCAATCGTCCGTATGATTGGTGATTGTGAGACTTTTGAGGATGTTGCTAAAGCGGCAGAAGAACTATACAAGTATTGTAAGAAAGAAGTTAATAACGAAACTCAAGACATAGAAGCACCTAAGTCTCAAGAACAATCGTCTGAGGAACAAGAAGAGCAGGATAGTGAGGAGTCAAAACCTCAGGGAAACATTCAAGATGTTCCTGATGATGGTGGACAAGATAATTCTGAACAAGAAGTAGAACCGGAAGTTGAAACTGCAGATTCTCTTTCTAATAGTATTGAACAACTGGCACAGACTGATGGTATCGAAACCGTTTATGTTGAGGTTCCTAAAGTAAATCTAGACACGATTATCGTTAGTAACAATCTGGTGCATCGATATGTTGATCACGTCTTTGATCTTCAGGAACGTGCTGGACTTGAAATGGACATGCAGATCTTTGAGGAGTGTGACAAAGAATATATTCAGTTCAAGCGTTCAGCACAGAAAGAAGTCAATTATTTGGTAAAAGAGTTTGAGTGTAAGAAAGCTGCTGATTCATATGCCCGCGCCACAACTTCTCGCACTGGTGTTCTCGATTGCACCAAACTTCACACCTATAAGTACAACGAAGACTTGTTCCGTAAGGTAACAACTCTTGCTGATGGTAAGAATCATGGATTGGTGTTTATGCTGGATTGGAGTGGTTCAATGCAATACACTTTGATGGATACTTGTAAGCAAATGTTTAACCTGCTGTGGTTCTGTAAGAAAGTTGGTATTCCTTTTGATGTATATGCTTTTACTAATGAGTGGAGTAGTCATGATATTAATTTTCCACATCAATTAGTAGATCATTACGAGAAGAAAGAAAATCTTCTTTGTATTTCAAATGATTTCAATCTCCTCAACATTCTTACGAGCAAAGTATCTGCCAAAGATCTAGAGCATCAGATGATCAACATCTGGCGACATGCTGTTGGTTTTAGTAGAGTATATCGTTCTTCTTATACTTGGGGTAGGAAGATGTCTCTGTCAGGAACTCCTTTGAATGAAGCACTTGTATCTCTTCATCAGATCCTTCCTAAGTTTCAACGTGAAAACAAACTGCAGAAAGTTCAGTGTGTGGTTCTGACTGATGGTGAAGCGTGTCCTCTCAACAGACATAAACTGATCAAGAGGTACTGGGAGAATAATGCTGAGTTTCTTGGAGAAGCTAGACATGATTACTGGAAGACTATTCTACGTGATCGTAAGACTGGTAACATGTATAAGTTTGAGTCTGCAAACTTCAACGGATTCTCTGATGTCATGCTAAAGAATCTCAAGGATAATTTTCCTGAAGTGAACTTTGTTGGTATTCGTTTACTTGCTCCCCGCGATGCTAATAGTTTTCTTAAACTTTATTACGATCATGGTGAAGAACTCATTAGACTACAGAATGAGTGGAAGAAGGAAAAAGGATTTGTGATTCGTGAGTCTGGATATGATGCATACTTTGGACTTTCATGTACAGCTCTCGCTCAGGATGTTGAATTTGAGGTGGATGAGGGAGCATCAAAAGCAAAGATTAAGTCTGCTTTTGCCAAAAGTCTTAAGACTAAGAAACTAAATAAAAAAGTCCTGGGTGAATTTATTTCTCTAGTAGCATGATGACTTGGAAAGAAATCGCACTTCAGATGGAAACCGATCCCAGGGTTCGTAAGGTTCTTCTAGAAGGCCCTAAGAAATTGACTGATGCATGGATGCTCCAAGCAGTAAAATTTAAGTATAGACGGTTTGAAAAGTGAACACTGGGGGGTACATGCCCCCCTTTCTTGTGTGTATAATAAGCAGGTAAACAACAAAAGCACATGGGACTCTCCAAGCAAAGCATCATCGACTCCATTCAAGATATGTACGGTACGTCGATCACCTCTGCTGAGATTAAGGCATGGTGTGCGATGAATGATTGTAATTATCAGACTGTCGCTAACAAACTGTCTGATTACAAAGTTGGACGTGGTAAGTGGAATTTGGAAGTAACTAAAGAGACTGTAGAAGATCTGGAAACGTCCTATACTGCTCCTGCTGCTATGCCTGCAGTTGAGCAAAATCTTATCCCTCAGAAAGATGATTCCTTCGTCAAGTTTGGTAACTTCACTGATATTAAAAAAATTATTCAGTCCGGTATTTTTTATCCAACGTTCATTACGGGACTCTCCGGTAATGGCAAGACTTTTTCGGTTGAGCAAGCGTGTGCCCAACTCGGAAGGGAACTCATCCGAGTAAACATTACAATCGAAACTGATGAAGATGATCTTATTGGCGGTTTCCGCCTTATTGATGGCAACACCGTCTGGCACAATGGCCCAGTCATCGAAGCACTCGAACGCGGAGCTGTATTGCTCCTTGACGAACTCGATCTCGCTTCTAACAAAATTCTCTGTCTCCAATCTATCCTTGAAGGGAAAGGAGTTTTCCTTAAGAAAATCGGAAGATGGGTTTCTCCTCGAAGTGGATTCAATGTCATCGCCACAGCCAACACTAAGGGTAAAGGTAGTGACGACGGACGATTCATTGGAACTAACGTGCTCAACGAAGCGTTTCTAGAGCGTTTCCCTGTCACCTTTGAGCAGGAGTATCCTACCTCTGCTATTGAGACTAAGATTCTCACTAAACTTTGTACTGATGATACTTTCTGTAAGCGTCTTGCAGACTGGGCAGACATCATCCGTAAAACATTCTATGATGGTGGTATTGAGGAGATCATCTCCACCCGTCGTCTGGTTCATATCGTTCGGGCATACAATATCTTTGGTGACAAAGCAAAAGCGATTGAGGTTTGCGTGAATCGTTTTGATGATGAAACTAAGCAGGCATTCCTTGAACTGTATGATAAAGTTGATGCCGATTTCCAGATGCCTGGGGAAGAAGATCGCATCTATGTAATTGACAACACCAATCAAATTTGATAAAATGACTAATGCTTGGAGTTTACTTTATGATGTTATGACTGTAAAAGCAGATGGATACTCTACAAATGAAGATGGAATTGTTGGTGGACTAGGTGAAGACACAATCGATATCCCAGCAATTCCAAGTGAGGCATTGTCTCAATGGGCTTCTCTCGACGAAACAACTATGGAATTAAATGTTAGTGTCCCCGAACTTCCAAATGCACCAGACAACAATAATGGACGTTGGAAATATAATGAAGATGTTATTCTGAAGGATATTCATGAATATGTAAGTGGCACCTACCGTAGTCACTACACGGGAAAAACAAACGGATTTGCAGATATTCAGACAATTGATTTGATGGCAGCTAAAGGACTTGCTTCTGGATTTTGTCAATCAAATATCATAAAGTACGGAACACGATATGGTGATAAAGATGGGCAAAATAAAAAAGACTTGTTGAAAGTTATTCATTATGCTATGCTACTCTTGCATTTTGATGATCACTACAAATCAACCAACTCTGACTTCCCTTATTGATAATGAAACTTCGTAATTCTATGAAACTGTCTGATTCTACTCTTTCTCTTCTCAAAAACTTTTCTTCCATCAACCAGTCTATTCTCTTCAAAGAGGGTAGTAAACTTCGCACCATTAGTGTGATGAAGAACATTCTTGCAGAGGCAACTATCAGTGAAGAGTTTGCTCGCGATTTTGGTATCTATGATCTTAACCAATTCCTTAATGGTTTGAGTCTGCATCAAAAACCTGAACTTGACTTTGCAAATGATGGTTATGTGGTGATCAAAGAAGGACGCTCACGTTCTAAGTATTTCTTTGCAGATCCATCTGTTATCGTTACTCCTCCGGATAAAGAGATTTCACTTCCCAGTGAAGATGTCTGTTTTGAACTGACTACCACTGTTCTTGAGAAACTTCTAAAAGCAGCTGCTGTTTATCAACTTCCTGATATCTCTGCTGTTGGTGAAGCAGGTGTTGTTAAACTTGTAGTTCGTGATAAGAAGAATGATACTTCTAATGCTCACGAAGAAGTTGTTGGTGAGACTGATGTAACCTTTAACTTCAATTTTAAAGTTGAGAACATCAAGATTCTTCCTGGAACATATGATGTTGTAGTTTCACAAAAACTTCTGTCTCGCTTCACAAGTAAAAATCATGATCTGACTTACTACATTGCACTTGAACCAGACTCAACTTTTGGGTAGGATGCGGTTGATTGGATGCATTCTGATTGTCTGCTCTCACTTTACTTTGATATATGTAAGTGTTTTAGCAGGAGTCATAGTGCATCTAATCGCTGATTTTCTCACTCTCCCATTCTTTATTAAAAACAAAATGTGGGATATGGTAGTTATGCTCTCTTTTCTTGTTACTATTGGAATAAGTAAATTATTTGCCCACTATGGAACCTGATCCGTATATTCAATTCCTAGAAAATTGGATACCAGGAATAGGTGAAGATACTAAACTTCACGATCAACTTCATATTCATTTTGATCTTGGGTTTAGTGTTAATGATGAAGCCAAACTTCTTGGTTTCCAATTGGGACATCACCCTGCTGGAAGTTTCTTTCACGTTGTGATATTCTGTATTATGAGTGTTACGATTTATCCTAATGATTATCGTAATACTTGGACAGATATTCAAGATTTTTACGAAGCATATTTGCTTGGAAAATACTGGCAATCTGTATCCTATTGGTTTATTCCTAAAACAATATTATGCGCGACGAGTTTCTGTGGGTAGAAAAATACCGCCCACGTAAAATTGAGGAGTGTATTCTCCCTGACAACATCAAGAAAACTTTTCTTGACTTCTTAGATAAAGGAGAAGTGCCTAACCTGCTTCTTTCAGGCCCTGCTGGATGTGGTAAAACTACAGTTGCAAAAGCACTTTGCAATGAACTTGGAGTAGACTATTATGTCATCAATGGATCCGATGAAGGACGATTCCTTGATACCGTCCGAAACAATGCGAAAAACTTCGCTTCAACCGTTTCGCTTGCATCAACTGCAAAACACAAAGTCATCATCATTGATGAGGCAGATAACACAACCAACGACGTTCAACTCCTCCTACGGGCGTTTATTGAGGAGTTTAGTGGCAACTGCAGATTCATCTTCACCTGTAACTATAAAAACAAAATTGTTGAACCTCTTCACTCTCGATGCGCCGTCATCGAGTTTGGAATCAAAGGAAAGGAACGACAAGAAATTGCAGTATCTTTCTTCAAGCGCGTCAAAACCATCTTGGATAAAGAGAGTATTAAATATGATAACAAAGTCCTGGTAGAATTAATCAATAAGCATTTTCCTGATTGGCGTCGGGTTCTAAATGAAATTCAACGCTACTCATCAGGTGGTGCTATTGATGCAGGAATCCTCGCTACGTTCTCTGATGTCAAAGTTAACAACCTCATTCAAAATCTTAAACAAAAGAACTTCCCTGAAGTTCGGAAGTGGGTGGTGGATAATCTGGACAATGATTCTGGTGTTCTTATGCGTCGCATTTACGATGCTCTTTATACATCCTTGGCAAACTCTAGTATTCCTGCTGCTGTGCTTGTCATTGCTAAGTATCAGTATCAGATTGCCTTCGTTGCGGATCAGGAAATAAACCTGCTTGCATGTCTGACTGAGATTATGGTGGAGTGTGAGTTCAAATGATTCCTTTTTTAGTTCCAGATCCATCAATGTTGATGGATAATTTTGAAATCAAAAAAGTTGAGGTTCCTGCAGAAATCAGGAATCACTGCATTCGGCGTGTTGTTCCCTCAGTCGGAGATAAGTTGATCGGTGAGAAGTGGGGGTATGTTGATTGCGTTTGGAAGAACATGGGTTACTATGGTGGTAATCCCTCTGTTCTTAGAAATCTTAGGAGAATGAGGGATAGATTATATCTTGAGGAACAGGAAGAAAGGGACGAATTAAATAAAGTGGATTACAAAGTAGAAGAAATTCTAGAGAAGTATTATAAATGATACTAAGTGAAAGTGATGCAGTTTATGCTGCTGATAAATTTATTGATTATTATACTCAGTTCAATCGTATCGATGATTATCTAAGACACATTAAGGAAGATAGGGGAGAAAATAGATCAGGATATCTTCCGGGGTTTGGTGCAGACTCGGATATGTTTGATAAGTTTGATATGCATCCTAATGACATGAATTTTGAAGTTCATGTTGTTGATACTGATACTAAAAGCCGTTCAAAGTATAATCAGTGGCTTTATTCTGAGACATTGAATTTGACTGCTTCTAATCCTATCGAGGAAGCAATTCCTGGTAGGACACATAAATGGATTGTAGTTGAAACAAACACGGACAAAGTTGTTGGTGTTGTTAGGTTTGGTTCTCCCACAATCAATAGTAAACCACGCAATAACTACTTTGGTGAAGTCAAGTCTCTTAATTATATTAATGCTCACTTCGTTATGGGGTTTAACATTGTTCCTACTCAACCTTTCGGGTTCAATTACTTGGGCGGAAAACTTCTTGCTTTACTAGCATCTTCTAAAGAACTGAAGCAACAGTTTGATGAGAAGTATGGGATAGATCTCAAATACTTTGAGACTACATCTCTTTATGGAACTACAAAGGGAGTATCAATGTATGATGGACTCAAACCCTTTCTGAGGCACATTGGAGACACTGAGAGTAAGTTCTTACCTCTGTTTCATGATGATGTGTTCAGAGACTTCTTCTGGTGGTTTAACGAACGTAATGGTGGAGAGCGTTTGATTTCTGCTGACAAGTCATCAAAGAAACTGAAGATTCAAGTCAAGATGATTTCTATTATTAAAAATTCTTTGAAGGATGAAGACAAACTAAAGCAGTTCAATGAGTGTATTGATCACGCTATGTCTCTCACAGAAAAGAAAAGATATTATCTTGGAGACTTCCGTCATACATCAGAAGAAGCAATCACCTGGTGGAAGAAAAAAGCATCTAAAAGATTTGAAAAACTTAAGTCTGAGAGCAGAGTAAGAACTGAACTTGAGATTTGGGGATATACAGAAAATGTGGAGATCATTAGATAATGGAACTCAAAGATTGGTTGAATTCAGTTAACTTTACAAAAGAAGATTTATCTGAGGATATGAAATCTTATCCTCCTTACATCGTCAATCGTTGTTTATCTGGACATCTTGATTGTGTATTGTTCGCTAATGAGATGAACAAGTATCACTTTCTTGATAAAGATATGCAATATAAATTTTATCTAAATAGTCTGAGGAAAAAAAAGAGATTTTCTCCCTGGCTCCGTAAGGACAAAGTCACGGATCTCGAAAGTGTCAAACAATACTATGGTTATAGTAATGAGAAGGCATGTCAAGCTCTGAAAATCCTGACACAAGAACAGATTAACTTTATTAAAAAACGACTTGACGTTGGAGGAACAAAATGAGTAATACTGTGGAACCCCAGTATCACTGGACTCAAGATCGTATGATCGAAGTCCTTTTAAATGAACCAGACGATTTTCTGAAAGTAAGAGAGACGCTGACTAGGATTGGAGTTGCT